CTGCAATCACAACAGAGTCGCGTCCCCTCTTGCCGGGTCCGTAGGTGGTCCTGATTTGGATGGCTCCCTGCGCAGTTTCCAGCCCGGCGGTGATGATGGCCTTGTCTTCCCCGAGACGGATCTTGTCGCGGAAGCCGGAGCCTTTGCTGTCGATGCCATCGCAGATTCTTGCAAAGCTGAGTTGGATGGCTTGCGAGAGCTTCGTCTTGCCCTGTGCAAGATCACCGCGAATGACGTTGAGGGGCTGATCAAAGTTGACGGTTTGTTCCACGTATGGGCCAAAGTCTTCAAGATGGATGGTGCTGAGTTTCATTGTCGTTCCCTTTCTGAAAGGTTGAATCGCGCGGGCTGTGGTAGGGTTCCACGCGGCCCCATTTTCCCTAGTCTGGGCGTACCGATTTGCCCGCGCGAACTGTTAGAACTCCAACTCATCAGGACCCGAAGCGTCCCAAGGTTTCTTCTCTTCCACTCCGTCATCGACTTCTGGCTCTTTGGTGATCCCGTACTCTACGGTTGTCTTGACGGTTACGAGGTCTTTAATCCTGTTGTGGATCAACTCGCGCTTGTTCGCTTTGATGTAACTCTTGAGCTGCGACCATCCAATGCGCAGATTGCAGCACCATGGCTGGCTTCCCTTGCGAGGAATGAGGTCTTTCGGGTTAGCGTTGAACCAGTCAGTCAAAGCGTCCAGAATCGGCATCTTGAAACCTCCATCCGGGTCCTGAACAAACAGCGGAGCGATAGTTTCTTCGGATGGCTTCGGACCGTACTTGTAGACTTTGCCGTTGGCATCCTGTGAGTAGATTTCGAGTCCTGTCGCGTCCACCATCTCCTTCAGAATCCTGTCAGCCGATGCGATGGTTTGTTGTGCTGCAAGTTTGACGCTAAGCCATTCGTCTGGCTTGCGGTTGAGATACGGATTCAGAGGCATCGTGGGGCACTTGTAGGTCAGTGGGTCCAACATGCAAGGGCAATAGGTGCATTGCTTGCCGCCGTGGGTCCTGAGCGGTTCGAGATTGGCCACCTTCTCATGGATGGCAACCTGGCGCGCACGAACCCGGCGAACCTCGTCCATCAGTGCCGGCACATCGGAGCGGAAGTACTTCTGAGTCTTGACCAGATTCGCATAACGCACGAACCGGAGACCAAACTCAACCTCCTGTAGCTCGGGCATGTGCATCATGAGAGCAAGGCTATAGAGCTTGCCTTGAAATGTGTCAGCAGCAAACGGGCGAGGATGGGACTTCAGATCGACGATGCTAGCTACTTTGCCGCCCGGCATGATGTAGATTGCGTCCATGATTCCGCAGCACATGGGCTCTTTGAGGAACCTGTCTACGAAGTCGTTACCATCCCATACAGGACTCATATCTACTACGCGCCCGTCATGGTCATAACTAAATGTTGGGCTGAAATCCTCTCCGAGCCCGAAACTGATCTCTGCCGCGAAGAAGTTTGCCCAATCAATGCTCATGCTGTCGCGGCTGGTTTCCATGATCTGAGCCACTTCTTCTCCGGCCGCTTTGCAAAGGGAGTCAAGATACACAAAGTCCGCCGGAATGTGCTTCTTTGCGCAATGCTCAGCGTAGGCTGCATGAATCGCGTGGACATCGGTACCGCGGTCCCCTGGCTCAGTATCAGGGAACCGCACTCCGTCGATGTGTACGAGCCGATAGCCTGACTCGCACCCCATCGATTCATAAATGCTTTGGCGCAGCGCAGGGACGTTCATGCTATCCCTCCACTGTGACGTTGGCAGCTTGCAAGCCGTTCGGACCCTGCTCGACTTCAAAGGTAACTCGCTGGCCTTCTGTGAGCTTCTTGTAGCCGTCCTGTTGGATGGCTGAGTAGTGGACGAAGAGGTCTTTCTCTCCATCGTGACGTTGGATGAAACCGTATCCGCGCACCGAATTGAACCAAATCACTTGACCTTGCATACCTTTTCCTTTCTGTGTCCTGAAGTTATGGTGCGCGGGCCGGGAGCGTACACCCTTGCGGATATGGAGCCCAGTATGCACCCGCGCACCTTCCGGCCAGCTTACCCAAGAGGGGATGGCCGAAACTTGATTACCAGTTCTCGAATGACGGAGCGGCCGGCGCGCTCTTCTTCGTCTCGGCTGGCTTCTCTTGCTCGACAGGACTCGACTGCTTTGCGTCCTGCTGTGGCTCCGGTTCTGCCGACTCGCGGTGAGTGGTCTTCGCTTCCGGCTTGGGTTCCTTGTGGTCTTCTACTTGCTGCGCCGTTGCGTTCTTGGCAGAGTGAGAACCTCCGTCGTTGCGCTTCTTGGCAACTTCACCCTCAAGCCACTCGATCAACTCTTTCGGGCGCCCTGCGTACTTCGCCTTCTTCGTCCTGGCCTGAGCCGGCGTGTATTCCAGTTCCTTCACTAGCGCTTCGATGCGATCTGCTGAACCTTCGTCCTTGCCTTCGCCCTTGCTGGCCGCGATCTCTGCCCATGTGGTGTAACCCTGCTGGATGCCGCCGAAGAAGCTGCGCATCTCGTCAAGCTCGGCAGGACTCAAATCTCCTGCGTGCCCGATGTACTCATTGAGTTGTGCTGCTGTTACTCCGATGGATGCGAACGCGTCGAAGATGGCCGTCTTGGCCGCGCCGGGGTTCTCTGCATCTTTCGCCGCCGCCGTCTCGCGAATCTTAGCTTTGCACTCTTCGACCAGCCAGCCATCGATGCACTGCATGATGACGTTGCGCCGGGCCTTGGAGTTGAGCGCGTTGCGCTTTACCTGAAGGTCATCATCGGTCGGGACGATAGTGAATGTGGTCTTGCCTTGGCTGTTTTCACGACGTCCCAACACCACATCAGAGTCTTTCGCAAAACTGCGCTCGATGCGCTTCGGGACAATCACGATCTCACTGCCGCCGTCGTTGTTCTGATAGTCGGTTGCCTCGACTTGGTAAATCTGCTGCGTCTCATCCTCGCCCAACGGAGTTACTTCGACGAAGATGTGACCGTAGCAGCGCTTTGCCATCTCAGCAAAACGGATAGTAACGCCTTCGATTTTGCTTCCGCCGCGCGGGACACGATAGATCGCGACGCTCGACCCGTTCTTGCTCATGTCAGGAGCACAGAAAGATGGCCGGCTGCATTCACGCAACATCTTCTGGCGAACCACTTCAAGGTCACGCGGTTGACGCAAAGCCATGATGTAGCGGGATTCGATCTTGGCCTTTTCCCGCTGCTGCACCATGGAAATGCTTTGCTCTTGGTACTCGGCCAGTTTGTCAGTGTCCTGAACTTGCAGTGCATTCTGGTTGTCCACTACTTGCCTTCTTTCTTCGGCGCTTCCAAGAGTTTCAGAGTCCCGAAAGCCACGGTTCCAGACTTCAGCTCGGCGCAAACAATCTCCTGCTCTTCGGGACGCGGTAGACGCCACATGCAGAGGCCAGAAAAGATGCGCAGTTTAACCGAAATTGAGAGTTTGCAGTGAATCCAAAAGCCAGCCTTGATGCCCCAGCCAGCCTTGATGCCCCAGCCAGCCTCGATGCCCAAGCCAGCCTCGATGCCCCAGCCAGCCTCGATGCCCAAGCCAGCCTCGATGCCCCAGCCAGCCTCGATGCCCCAGCCAGCCTTGATGCCCGAGCCAGCCTCGATGCCCAAGCCAGCCTCGATGCCCAAGCCAGCCTTGATGCCCGAGCCAGCCTTGATGCCCGAGCCAGCCTTGATGCACCAGCCAGCCTCGATGCCCGAGCCAGCCTCGATGCCCGAGCCAGCCTCGATGCCCAAGCCAGCCTCGATGCCCCAGCCAGCCTTGATGCCCGAGCCAGCCTCGATGCCCAAGCCAGCCTCGATGCCCCAGCCAGCCTTGATGCCCGAGCCAGCCTTGATGCCCGAGCCAGCCTCGATGCCCAAGCGGCCGCCAGCGCGAATGAAGCCGAGCACAACTACCCATCCGAGCGATGCCTCAACTTCGATGTGGCCTTCGAATTCAAGGTCGCGTGAGCGTGTGTATTCGTTACGCTCGTTCAAGTCTGCTTTGGTGATTCGCAGAGTTTCCACTACTTCACCTTTCCTTTCGGTGCCCGCACGTAAGCATCGGGCAGTTGGATAAATCCCACGCGCAAGGCCAGATCGGCCGTCAGCGCCTTCTTGCCCTTCAGGACCTGAGAGATGTACTGGGGCGTGTATCCGAGTCCTGCTGCCACTTTGCTTTGGTTGGACTTTGCAATGAGGTCACGAAGGTCCTGCATCACGTCGTCTTTGTCGTATTTCCTCATAACCGCAACTGTAACCGAACGGTTGTGAGCGTGTCAAGCGGAAAGTTTACTCGCCCCGTTCGATTTCCTGCTCGGCCAGTTGGCAGAAGAAGGAGCATGAGAAACTCGGTTCCCGATTCATGTCTCCACGTCCAGCGGGCAACTCTGCAAGGCTCATCCGCTCGCCGTTGCGCGGGCCAGACCGGAACCGTAGAAAGTTGGCACCGGGGCCTATGGCCTGTTGGATCATCTTTATCTGCACAAAATCTTGTGGAAAGTCCTCGCGGATGTTCTGCCAGTATGCTTGTCCGCCTTTCGGGCACCCGATGCAATTTGCGTTGTCGTATCCCATGCGGTACATCATCGGAAGTTGTATGCCAGCGCGCTCGACCATAGCCAAACAGTCGTCCTTACCTAGATCTTTTTCGATCAATGGAGCACGGAATTTCTCATCGGGAAATCGTTCGCAAAGAGAATCGAATCGGTCCCACTCCTCGCGTGTAAAACCCAAAACGTTCACATCTCCAGGTTGCGCTACGGTGGCTAGCAATTGGCGCTTGAGAATAAGCGAGCACGGCGCACCGCGTAACCCCTTCATGAATCGCTTACGTTTCCAAACCTCATGGGTAGATGCACCATATTTCTCATCTTTCAGGACAATGACGGGATGCGCAAACCACCTCTCGCAGTCGGCAAAGAAGCGGCGATTATCAGGATGCTCTTCTTTGATGAAGGCGTTGACGATCAGAACTTCATCGGGCGCATAAGCCGCAAGAATCAGCTTTGTTGCGACCGCCGATGCTGCACCGCATGAGAACTGGCAAACCATTCTGCTCATTCGAAGAACTCCCCTTGCCCGTCAGGACCCAAACCGGCAACCTTTGGAGTGAGACTGTTGATGTTGGCTGGATACTTTGGAATGAATTGGCCTTTTTCGAAGTTCCATGCCTGCACTTCGAAGCCTAGATGGTCCAAGTTGCAATGATGCCCATTGGAGTCAATCCACCCTGATGTGCGCAATCCGAGATACACTCGCCGACAAAAAACCACCTTGGAGGCCAATACCACATCCTCTGATAGGTGTAATAATTTGACCATTCCTGGCGAGTTGGGGGCATCCCAATACATCCATCCGCGAACATGAGTTTCTAGCGATGCGCACCAATCCTCATGAAGGCAGAACTGTAGCGTTTCTATGCCCGCTCTGGTTATCCCTTCGACAGAAAACCACTCAGTGAATATGCGGCTCGTAAGTTTCTTACCGCGCAGTTCCCTGCTGTGCAAGAGGTCGCGCTCGACGCTGCGAGCGATCTTTCCTGGCACAGGAAACATGAACAATATCTCTGTGTTGTGCTGCGAGAGGGGGAGATGATCGTCAGGGGAGTGAAGTTGACGAAGCCGCCCGGAAGGTGACTGTGAGGTTCCAATCTTCAGATATTTTGAATCAACAAGAAACACATAGACGTAACTCTGCGCTTGCATGTAGGCGTGATGCTCTACGTTTAGGCGCTCAAAGGTTGGGAAGAGTTTGTCTAGGACGCTGATGAGATGTTGGTTTGATGCGGAAGTGTTCATAAATCCTCACGCGGCCGGAGCCGAGGTGGTTAGATGTTGAGGTTGAGCGAAACCAATGCTTCGCAGGACACAAAAAATAATACCACTCATGGTCCTGATGTTCAATGCAAGATCATTCACTTCGATTCCCCTTTCAAAACTGATTCGGGAACCAGATGCCACCAAGTTCCCGCGCTGAATTCACTCTCGACAAACGTGGTCAAGGCCGCGCCGCGTAGCCCATTCTTTCGCCCCTCTTTGGCGACGAAATACCGCAACAGTGAGCCCTCTTCGCGCAACTCAGGATGCAGTTCAAAGGCAGCATGAGCTGCGTCCATGGCCCAAAGTTTCGCGTGATTGCGCTGGGCACTGTTGAGGAACTTACGGGTTAGGTGGTCAATCATCCGCAGAGAAGCTTTATCAAGCCTCTCATTCGCAGGCAAAGATTCTCTGTTTAGTATTCTTGGCATAAACCTCTCCCTAGTGGGTTACCCGGTTCTTCCGGCCAACGGTCTCAACTGTTCAAACAAGAGAAGTATCTGAAACATCTCGAAACCTGGCCCCACATTGGTTTGGCCGTGATCGAATGAGCCAGATTCAGGACTCATCAATCTCTCTGAGCGTCATCCTCAGAGAAAGTCTTGAGACCCTCTTGTTTTGCATGTCTTGGCGGAATGAATCGGTCTCATCCTGTATGCGGCGCCAACTCTCGGGATGAAGTCACCATGCGAGAGCGCAGCCGAGGCGCAAGAATGCCATGAAATTGAACGGTCCGAATTTTTCGGGGTCATTTTCATAAGCCTGCGATTCCCTCGACGATTGAATAATTGCACACTCTTGCCGTAAATGTCAAAAATGTATGGTAGAATTTATTCAAGCGGTCGGAGGAGTTGCGAACCTCTTACCACTCATCAGCCTCTTTCCTCGACAGTCAGACCTGATCCGACCGCATAAATCACACAGACCCCCGAGCCAACCAGCCGGGGGTTTTCTGTTGCATCAGGACCCAAAACGCCTACAATGTCTCCGAGGTGACCACCATGGACTTCCCATTCTCCACCGGAGATTATCAAGGCTCAGACGTTGCAGACGGTTTCAGTCCTGCGAACGTTGATAAGCTCTCCGAATCGCTGAACGCTCTTCTGGCCGACTGCTTCGCTTTGTACCTGAAGACAAAGAACTTCCACTGGCACATGACCGGCCCGCACTTCCGCGACTGGCACCTGCTTCTGGACGAGCAAGCCACGCAAATCTACGGCATCACGGACGACATTGCGGAGCGGGTGCGCAAGATCGGCGGGACCACGATTCGGTCGATTGGTCAGATTGCCCGTTTGCAGCGGATTCAGGACTCAGACGAGCCCGGCCCGGCGCCAGAGATGATGCTCAAGGAGCTTCTTGCCGACAACAGGACTCTTATCGCCCAACTGCGCAGCGCCCATACAGTCTGCGCCCTGGCCGACGACTACGCCTCAACCGCGATGATTGAGGTGTGGATTGACGAGGCGGAGCGGCGCGCGTGGTTTTTATTTGAAGCAACGCGATAACCGTGGTACATTTATCAACATTGAGTTCACGTCCTCTTTTGACGTGATGGTGGAGGCGCTCCACAGAACACCGTGAAGCCCCAAGAGTACGCACGTCAACGCTGTAGAAAGATGATTTCGGACGCGGGTTCGACTCCCGCCGGGTCCACCAAAGCCCCTTCGTTGCATCAGAGTTCTTTTGAACGACGGGGAGCGTAAATCGATTGGGGCTTTGGTGGGCTCGTCACGGTTTCGACGGGATCAGCAGACTACAGTTTCGTGCCGGGATTGATGCTCACCGTAACGAGAATCAAGCAGAAAACTGCCAAGAACACTGACAGCGCGAAGAACGCCAAGGTCCTGGCCTTCCCGGCCCGTCCCGCGGTTGCTCTTCAAATGGCGGCCTAAACACCGTCCGAGTTGCTGGAACTTGGGAACAGAATCCAGCGCGCGGCGCCTCACTCCGGTGGGGCGTTCGTGTTTCATGGGAAATCAGGACACAAGATGCTTTATAATCCCGTCATGGTGGTAAATCCAATGGCCGACAGGACCCAAAAGACACTCCCCAAGCCCCGAGTACAGCTCTTCGTACACCTCTTGGTGTGTGAGCGTGGCTTGGCCTTGCGTTCGGAGCGTGTCCTGATCCTGCCGGCGAAGCGGGCGGCGTAGCCGCCGGAGGCATACGTGAGGATTGCTCGCAGAGAATACGTGATCGGGCAGGATCGCAACGAAGACAAGGCCGTTCCTCATCTCTATCGCGGCACATTCAACAACGTGGGAAATCCAATGTGCGCGAGAGGGTGGAATCGGTCTGACGGCCACGGATACTCGATTTTCCGCAACACCAGAGAAATTGACGATGTGTGCCGTGTCTGTCTTCGGCGTGCAGAAGAAAAGAAGCCTCCCGTAAAAGAACACGACAGAAAAACCAAGTGGATATAGGTTTAATAAACTCATGGCAAACCTCGTAAAAGGGCGCCCGCCGAGAACGAATCGGACTCCATTAAAACGCGCGCGGTTCCTTGACGCCTTGAAAGTGACTGGAAATGTCACTAAAGCATGCAAATTGAGCAGACTGGGGCGAATGACCGCTTATGACTGGCGGGACGAAGACGAGGAATTCAAGGCCGATTGGGATAAGGCGCTGGAGATTGCGGCCGATTTGCTTGAGGAAGAAGCTGTTCGCCGGGCGCATGATGGCGTCAAGAAGCCGGTGTTTCAAGGCGGGAAGCGCGTGGGCTACGTTCAGGAGTACAGCGACACGCTGCTGATCTTCTTGCTGAAGGGCACCAAGCCGAAGAAGTTCGGCGACCGCACCACGCTGGCCGGCGACAAAGACAATCCAGTGCAAGTGAGCGTGCTCGATAGTATCCTCAAGGGAGAATGAAGCCGCTCACTGTAGTACAGAAGGCCAAAATCCGTAATACACTCACGGACCCGATAAAGTTTGTACTACACTGGCTGGGTTCTGACCTGTGGAGCGTACAGCGAGACATCTGCAAGGCCCTACTCAAACCCCAAGCCAAGGTGAACGTCAAGGCTTGCCATAGCTCAGGCAAGACGTTCCTCGCGGCACAGATAACCCTCTGGTGGCTGGCCCGGTACGAGAACGCCATCGTGGTGACCACGGCGCCGACGAAAAAGCAGGTTGAGGTCCTGATGTGGGGAGAAATCCACAAAGCCCTCGTCAAGAGCAAGTATCCCTTCCCATCTGCAAACCTCACCAAACTTGAGTTTGATAAGACCAAGTACCCGATGCGCTATGCACTCGGCTTCACGACGACCGTCCAGCAGCAGGATGAGGGGGTCAAGTTCCAGGGCTTCCATGCCGACCACGTGCTCATCATCATCGATGAGGCCCCCGGCGTTGACCCGAAGATCATCGAAGCGATTGAGGGCATTCGGGCCGGCGGCGACGTGCGCATCCTGAAGCTGGGCAACCCCACCATCTCATCCGGCGCATTCTACGACGAGTTCCATAGCAAGCGGGCCAGCATCCAACCGTTCACAATCAGCGCGTTCGATACGCCCAACTTCAAAGGCATCAAGCTTTCATATGAGGCTCAGGACTCAGAAGGAGCTCCGATCACCGTAACGCTCGGTGACCCCAACGGCCGCGATCTGATGGACCTGACCGAGGAAGAGCTTGACCAGAACGTCATGCCTTGGCTGACCACCAGGCGGTGGGTCAAAGAGCGGTTTGAGGAGTGGGGGCCGGGCGACTTCCGCTGGGATTCACGCGTCATGGGAGACTTTCCCTCTCAGAGTCCTGATGCCCTGCTCTCCTTGGCGTGGCTAGAGCGCGCACAACGGGACACACGGACATACGAGGGCAAGGTGGGCATCGGAATCGACGTGGCTGGTCCTGGCGAGGATGAGACGGTCATGGTGGCGCGGTGTGGCTTCCAGATTCTTGAGATCGTCGGCTGGGGCAATCCAGATCCCCGCGGTGAACTGGTGAGCGCGCTCCGGAAGTATGGAGACAGAATCGGGACCCTGAACGTTGACTCGGCCGGCATCGGCTACTACCTCCACAAGCATCTGCAGGACCTTGGTTTCCCATCGAACGCAGTCAACGTGGGCGAGTCTCCGGCGGATAAAGAGCAGTTCGTGAACCTGAAAGCTGAGCTGTACTGGGGCTTGCGGATGCGCGCGAAGAGCGGAGACATATCAGGACTCGCAGACGAGACAGCCATCTCCCAACTTGCCAGCATCCGGTGGAAGCCAAACAGCCGTGGCCAAACGGAGATTGAGTCCAAGGAAGCGATGCGGAAGCGTGGGGTCAAGAGTCCTGACCGGGCAGAGGCAATCATGCTGGCGTTTGCCAAGGTGGCGAAGAACGGCGCCGGGCTGCTTGAGTATTACCAAGGCATCACGGCGGTGCAAACTGGTGGAGATCAGGACCCAAATCCCAAGACTCCCGGCTTCAGACCTGCTCCTACGGTCACCGCGCCCGTCAAAGCTCCAGCTCTGACCGCCTACAACCGCGCCATGGCTGCCCTTGCGCCCCAAGACCTCTGTGATCATTGCGGCAAACCGCTCGGCGATACCGTGGTTGAAGAGGGCATACGCCGGATGCACCCCGACTGTGCAAGGCCGTCGTGGGCGTCCTGAAGCGTTATACGATTTCTCTTGTTATACGCATCGGTCCGTTATACACTCCATCCATGAGCAAACTAGTTGCAATACGCCTCCCCGATGAACTGGCCGCAATGATTGAAAAACGGGCCAAAAATGAATCAATGACGCAGACTGCGGTGATCGTCAACGGGCTTTGGTCTGCTCTGGGTCCTGTTGAGGTAGCGGAGGGCCACCAGCGAGGCGGGAAGACCTTTCATGAACGGGTATCCATGGGCGCACCGCCGAATGATCTGAAACTGGCACGCGAGACCAGACCCAAGCGCGCCCTTGGCAGGACTCCAGAAAACCTCAGTCTTGCCGACAACCGTGATTCCTATGCCCGTCCAGCCCACGCACCGGGCTGCAAGTGCCTGATGTGCCAAGGAAAGTGAGGAGAGATGAACACACTTGACGAGTTTATCGATGAAGTCCGGCTAGCCGATGCTGATCCCGAGTTCTTCAGATACAAGTGCGAGTTGATAGAATTCGTGCGCAGATGCTGCCGATCATTTGAGCAGCCAGACAAGATCGTCCTCACCCTCACGGATTACTTTCATGTCCCTCCAATAGAGGCCGAGGCTATCCTGTCGAAGATTATGAGGGCATGGCTGGATCATTGATACACTAGACCACGGGAGCACACACCATGGCCTTGTGGGATGAACCGACCGAGATCAACGACGATACAGTGTTTGGGAAGCGGCTGAACGACAAGGCATTGCAGAAGATGCCGGACTCCACAGGCGGATCGATGACGCTCCTGAATCCGCGGTATGGGCTTCTGAGCGCAAAGAATCGCGGTGGAGTTCGTCCTACTCTGCCAAATCGGGACCCTGAGAATGATCGGCCTGGCCCCGATGACCGTCGCCTTCCCTCCGACTTCATTGCCGACGTAGACGAAGAGCGCAACCGCTTCAGCCCTTATCAACCCGTCGCGCCGTTCGGCCCCCCATCGATTGTGGACGCCCGCGAGTGGGACTATCCCACCGGCTACAACCTTGAGATCGTCAACCGGCATATCGTCCTTGGGGAGATGCTGCGGGGCATCGTCCGGGGCTCGGGAATCATCGCCAATGAGTTGAGCGCGCGCGTCGATGAGCTGGTGAGTCTGCCGTGGAAGTTCGTCCTGAAGAACCCGGCCAAGGGCGTGAAGTCTGAAGATGACCCGCGCATCAAAGAGCTGAACGCCTTCTTCAAGATGCCTGACCGGAAGGTACCCTACCCGCAGTGGATGGAGATGATCTTCCGCGAGCGGTACACCATTGACGCCGCCACGGTCTTCATCTGGAAGAATCGGGCTGGGACGAAGCCCTACGCGCTGGAATGTATTGACGGGAATACCATCGTTCCAAAAGTGGACGACCGCGGTCGCATCCCTGACTGGCCCTCCCTGGCCTATGTCCAGATCGTAAAGGGCCTCCCGATGGACAACTTTACCGAGCGGGAGATCGTCTACATGCCCCGGCATCGGTGGGCTCAGAATCCAATCTTCGGATACTCCGAGGTTGAGCAGATCCTGATGGAGGCTACCCAGCAGGTTCGCAAGACGATGTACATGCTCAACTTCTGGAACGAGGGAACCTGTCCTGATGTGATGGTGTGCTGCCCGGAGAACTGGACTGCTGAGCAGATTGCCCTATGGCAAGGGACATTCGATGCTCTGATGAGCGGAAACCTGAAGCTCAAGTCCAAGATGCGGTTCATCCCTGGCGGTGGAAAGCCATTCGAGATGAAAGGATCGGCCGGCGACCTGCTCAAGTCAGAATACGACGAGTGGATGGCCCGCATCGTTTGCCGCGCATTCAGGACCGACCCGAAGCCCTACATCAAGGAGCCTGAGCCGCGGGCGAACTCCGAGCAGCTTCAAGAGCAAATGCGCGCCCAGGGACTCAATGGCGAGATGCTCTGGTGGTCTAGCCTGATGGAGCGCCTGATCTTTCTCGGCTGGGGATGGGACGACATCGGCCACGTGTTCGACCAGAACGAGGAAGTGGCGGCGACTGACCAGGCCACTATCGACATCGCCAATACATCTCTCGGTGCCAGAACAATCAACGAACTACGGGACCGGGACGGCTTGGACGCGGTAGAAGGCGGCGACGTGCCGATGGTCAAGACGGGCACCGGATGGATGCCCTTGGCGGTCCTGGCGGCTCAGACCGCGTTGCCTACACCAGTCGCACCGGGGGGCACCGGCGGGGCATCAGGACCCGGAAAGAATGCCAGCAAGCCCACCCCCACGCAAAAGGAGGCCGGGACGGAAGCCGACCGCCCTTTAGCAAAGCAGGGAAGTCACTGGAGCAGATACTAGCGGCCTACCTCAAGCGCAAGGGAAAAGAAGCGGCCGCAGGACTCACTGTCGAGAAGTTGGCGAAGGCCGCGAAGAAGAAGCCAGAAGATCAGGACACGATAGACGTTCTGGTGGACTGGGGCGATCTGATCCCGGAGGTTACGCCCTACCTTGAGACCGATGCGGTCGCTGGCGCCACAGAGTTCCTGACCGAG